CATATCCATACAAGCATCAAGTTGTTCTACATCATCTTTTTCTAAAACTGCTTGAATGAATTCATTGTATTCTTCATTAATTAATTTGTGATACAATCTAGCGTTTTCTTCCGAAGCATGTTGTTCACAAGCATCAATAAAAACTTTAACATCAAGTGCCATGTTAGACATGATTATACTTTCTTTTTCAATTCAGATTGATAAGTCCTGTTTCTCAACTCGGAAGAACTGAACCGATGATTGCGAGAATTGTACCAAATTTTGATACCACGGTCTTCGCAAATTTGCTTACCTGTAAATTCTTTATCTTTATATTCTTCACCAATAATACGAACACTAATAGGCAAGAACATCAATAAGTCTTCAAGGTCTTTCTCTGTATCATAAACAATAATCTGGTCAATAAATTTGACAGCAGATAATTGAACATATCTCTCAACAACAGATTGAACAGGTTTGTTTTTAGTTTCTGGTCGGTCAATTGTTGGGTCACTTTGAACACCAACAATCAAGTAATCACAAACAGTTTTACATTCTGCAAGCATTAGAATATGACCTGCATGAAGCAAATCAAAAGTCGAGCAGGTAAAACCAATTGGTCTACCAACCATTTCATCAGGTAGCACTAGCATCTCTTTTTTCCTTACTAAGATTTTTTATATAAACAGCTTTATTTTTCATTTGATAATCAAGTGTGTCACCAATTCGCCAATCAAGTTCTTTTACTAACTCATCTGGCAATTCAACAATTGCATCACCATTCTCACAAATTTCTATTACTTTGCTTGTGTAAATCATGTCTTCACCACTTGAAAAACTTCAACCTTACATTTGTTTAAAAAATCTATGCCATCTGTATTCTTATAACTGTTGCGATAATATACAGATTTTATTCCTGATTGATAAACTAATTTAGCACAATCAATACAAGGTGCATGTGTGATGAACATTGATGCACCATCACTTGAATTGGTTGACCGTGCAATTTTTGCTAGTGCATTAGTTTCAGCATGAAGAACTTCTGGTTTTGTAGTGAGAAATTTTATATCACCATTTGGCCATTTAATTTCTTCTTCACAGTTGTTGTCCCATCCACTTGGCATTCCATTGTAACCAATACCAATGATAGTATTATCTTTTACAACAACACAGCCAACTTGTAATCGCCTTGCAGAAGACAACTGAGAATAAACCTCAGCTGACTTCATATGGGCATCAACAAATTTATTCGCTATCATTAGATTTCGATTTGTCTTTTTTGCTGACTCTCTCCATCTTGCGAGAGTGTAGTTCAGCCTGAATCATAAGATTCTTGTATGTGTTTCGTTCAACGGCATTAACCATACTTGCCATTGTTCGTTTTACTTGTTTGGAGAGTTTAAAGTTTTTATCAGGTTTCATAGTCTAATTATATCAAAAATTTCAATCAAAGTGTGGCAATAATGGGGGTCATTGCGACCCCCAACCGATTAGGCGACTTTCTCTTCCTGAAGAAGTTGTGGTCGGAAAGATTTTAATTCTGTTCCGATTTCAATTTTCTTAGGCTTCTTGTGTTCAGGAATAATATTCTCTAAACCAATTTTGAGAATGCCGTCTTTGAATTCCGCACCCTTTACTTCAACAGTATCGGCAATACGGAGTGTTTTGGTAAAAGAACGAGTGCCAATACCTTTGTGTAGATATTGAACATCGGATTCTTTTTCTTCTTTCTCACCCTTAATGACCAAGTTACCATCATCGACAGTAATATCAATTTCATCCTTTGAAAAACCAGCAACTGCCAATTCTACAATGTAGTGGCTGTCATCCAGTTTAAGAATGTTATGAGGTGGGAATGTTGAGATAGCTTTTGTAGAATTACTGTCCAACATTTTTTCAATGTCGTTAAATAATCTTTCAAAGCCAAGAGTTGCATGGTGCAACGGACCAAAAGAAATGTGTCCTAAAGTCATATAGTTCTCCTTTATTAAGCGAGTTTACGAAAATGTGACCCCGAAGGCATCACAGCTTTATTTAGTCAAAACCTCATAGGCATCTTTATTGACCAAATAAATTCTTTCAGGCAATTCTGGTTTATACACTTTGATAAAAGTATACGAACTGTCTTGCACAATATCTTTTATATCCTTACAATAGACAATTTCCCCATTGTAGCGATTTTTCAACTTCACAGGTTTCATAATCTAATCTCATTTTAATAGTCGTGTAGTTTTTTGCCAATGTTATATTTGGCAATTAATTCCCAATCATCTTTTTCTTTAAAAGAGATTATCTTAATTTGATGTAGTGGTGCAATATTGTCTTCTAACAATTTGCGATTAAGTATCTTTACTAGACCCCATTCTTCAAGTAAGTTTGCGATTGCATTTCTTCTTTGAACATCATTCTCTGAAATGTTTGATGGTTTTCCATCAAGTGCAAACAACTCTTTAAAATGCACAATGTAATAGTGACCTTGTTTGTGCAAAATGTGGCACGATTGGTAAAGAACTTTTTCTTTGCGAGAAGATACACCAATTCTGGTAAGTGTTTCTCTTACTTTCAAAAAGTCATCTTGTTCGTTGAGTGTAACCTCAACAAACTTGCTCAAGTCTACCATTTTATTACCTCTTCAATCCACCGATATCGGTTTGTTCTTTTAGTTGTTGGATTTGTTCTTTACTGAGTAGGCGTAAGACTTCAGACGCTTTGTTATCTGAAAAGCCAAAGACTTGTTTTATACATGCTAAATCTTCACTTTTTGCAGACTTTACCCACTTCGCAAACGGCCGTTTCTGTGACCGCACGGTATTTAGTAAAAAGTCATTTTGCAACTTCTTATCTAGGTAATGTTTAGTATTCATCTCATTTGCATACATGATGCAGTCTTTGTGATAAGACAGACCCCTATTCACCATAAAGGGTGAATATTCTCTTTCTGTCTCTTCATCGACAATCAACTGCTTCTTGTTTTGCATGATTGCATTTAGATAATCAAAAGGGCTCATAGCATTCTCAACAATCCAATAGTGTCAATAGTTGTCAACAGTATGTAGTTAGCAAGCATCCCAAATGATTGCCGAGTATAAGCAGCCCAAGCATACATGGCACAACCACTAATCCAGATAGGATAAAGAGTAAGAAGTGGAGGATTTGGGACGGTAAATGCCATGGTAATTGAACAGCCAATACTAATAGCCCAAGCAAACAACTCAACAATAAAACGAAACTTATTACTATACCAGTCATCACGAATCCAATCGATAGTTGGTTTGAATATATCTATCATTGAAACTCACAATTCACCATTAGTTCTGTTAAACAAGCAACCATATTAATCTCTTGGTCAGCGACAAACGCTTGTTTGTATTGATAGTCTGCAAGAATCAAAACTGCTTGAGGAATAGATTGCGGTTTCATCACTTCATACAATGCATCATACAACTGACGGAACAGAATGTTTGCATCGATATCAGATGCACCAACCCATTTACGAATTGCACCAAAGTCTTTTGATTTGACATGTTTCACAATCTCGGAGATTTGAACATCACCGATTTGTGCAAGGATGCCTGAATCAATTTTACCAAACTGACTGTATCGTTGCAGTTCGTTTAATGCACGGCGAAAGTCTGGAAAATGTTTCTTGATTAGTTCTGCAATAACAGGTTCTTCATACTCAACTTTTTCACTTTGCAGAATTGATTGAATTCGTTTAAAGAAGGCGCCTGCCATCTTGGCCTTCTCGCCATTCTTCAAACTGAATTCTACAACCGCACACCGTGAATGTAATGGTTCAATCAACTTGTTTTTGTAGTTACAAGTAAAGATGAAAGAACAATTAACAGCAAACTCTTCAATAGAGTTTCGCAGAATTGCCTGTGCTTGTGGAGTTAGATAATCTGCCTCATCAAGGATGATAACTTTTCTGCCACCTGTTAGTGACATAGACGAAGCATAGTTTTTGATTTTGTATCGAATCGTATCGACACCGTTCTCATCCGAACCATTGAGAACCATAAAATCACAACCAATCTCATTGCACATTGCCTTTGCAACAGTTGTCTTACCGACACCCGCACCGCCAGTTAGCAAGAGATTAGGGATTTGTTTTTGATTAACATACTCCTGAAAGGGTTGTTTCAACCTCTCAGGCAGTATGCAGTCCGCTACCGTTTCAGGACGATATTTCTCTGTCCATAACAAATGTTCCATTCACACACCTCATAATATAATATAAAAAAAATTAGACTTCGTTAAGTCTAGCACAAACTTCAAGGAATGATTCCTCGATTTGAAATGTTTGACCAGTTATAGTAAACAAGTTCGTAGTTGTAGATACTTCGTTTGTTTCTGGACTAACATATATTGCTTCCCAAACTGATACTACATGTGCAGGATTAATAGCAACTGATTCGTTTGCATTGCCCTTGTAAGCATTTTTAAAAAATTTAACTGCCATTATAGTGCCTTAGATAGTTCTTCAATACGGAACTTCAATACACCAATTGCAGTATTAAAATGTCCTGTACCT